CTAAGAGAAGATTTTATTAACAATCAGAAATGGTTGATTATGAACTGTACACTCGAAGAGTATCTTACTCAAGCATGGAATGGTGGCGTGTTCAGAAGTGAGCCAACACAAGAAGTGATTGACGAATTTGTAAAGTATACAGGAATTGATAAACAGATTGCGCTGCAATATTTTAACAAGAAATGTTGTGAGTGCAATAAGAGAATAAAACATAAGGAAGTTCTTTCAATGAACTTAAAAATACATGGAAGACAAGTTAGTAAATTCTATTGTAAGAAATGTTTGATGAAAGAATTCGATTGGACACAAGAAGATTGGGACAAGCAGGTGGAGTCGTTTAAGGCTCAAGGTTGTGCGTTGTTCTAGGTTTTATTGGTAGAAAGGTGGTGAAAAGTAGTGCATCCGAGTGAGTTTTTTAAGAATTGTTCTCTAAGGACGGGAATTGATGTATTTGAAATTTATGATACAGATTTAAAAGAAAAATTAAAAAATGTGCATCCAAAGAATTTCCTGAAAACAAAAATCACATTGCCGGTATATAAAGTCAATTTATCTTATCTTACTGAAAAAGGTAATTATAAAACAGTTGATAGATATGCAGTAATGGATTCAAGTGCAGATGATGAGTATTTTGATTTCTGGCTCGATATGTTTATGAGAGATTATAATAATGATAATCCAAATCACAAGATGGTAAATTGTGAAATAAACAACATAGAAAGACTTTGCGAAGCTGTACTACCAATTGGTTAGCTTTTCACCATATGTATTTAATACCTTTGTGCAGCGAAGGTTGTCACGATGATTTATAAAAGACGGATCATTGGTTAATATAAATCGAAAAAAGTAATGTGATAGTGGCGTAAAAAGACACTCACTAAGTATGGCTTTGCCTCATTGAAATGAAATATTTTTCAGTGAGGAAAGTACATATTGGTACAGAAAGCTAATACAATTGAGGAACTATTAAATGGTTGTCCTATAAATCAAACGATTTGTGACAACTTGATTCGTGCATGGGCGATCATTAATAACAGTAAATATAAAAATATTCTATGTAGCATTTCAGGTGGTTCTGACAGTGATGTAATGTTGGATATCGTTTGGAGATGTGACAAAGACAATAAAGTAGATTATGTATGGTTTGATACTGGATTAGAATATCAAGCCACAAAAGAGCATTTAAAATATCTTGAAGAAAAATATGATATTACGTTTCATTCTTATAGGGCTATAAAACCTATTCCAACGTCCTGCAAGGAATATGGACAACCGTTTTTATCAAAACAAGTCAGTGAATTTATCCAAAGATTACAAAAACATAATTTTCAATGGGAAGATGAAGATTTCGACACATTATATAAGAAATATCCAAAATGTAAGTCTGCCTTAGAGTGGTGGTGTTGTAACAAAGGTAATGACAGTTGCTTTAATATTACCAGGAACAAATGGTTAAAAGAATTTATGGTTGCTAATCCACCAACATTTAATATTTCAAACAAGTGTTGTAAATATGCAAAGAAAGATGTTGCACATAACATTGTAAAGTATGGAATAGACGGTAAATTATTTGATCTACAGGTTATAGGCATTAGGAAAGCTGAAGGTGGTGCTAGATCAACAGCGTACAAATCATGCTTTGACGACAATAATGACATTGACAATTATAGACCTTTGTTCTGGTATAAAAATTCAGACAAAGAAGATTATGAGAAAGCGTATGGAATTGTTCATAGCAAATGTTATACAGAATACGGATTAAAACGCACTGGTTGCTTTGGCTGCCCTTATGGTAGAGATTTTGAGAATGAATTAGATGTAATTAAGAAGTATGAACCTAAACTGTATAAAGCAGTAACAAATATTTTCAAGGATTCTTATGAATATACAAGAAAGTATGTGGAGTTTAGAAAAATGATGGGTGAGAAGGAGAGAATAAGATAATGAAGATTAAAAACCTTAAAGACGTAGAAACATTTCTCAATATAGTAAATGAATGTAAAGGCGATGTAACTCTTACATCACAGTATGGAGATAAATTCAATCTTAAATCTGCATTGACACAGTATGTAGCTATTGCAGCGTTAGTCGGAGAGCATGGTGATGAACTTGAGCTGTGGTGTTCCGATAAGGAAGATGAGATGAAATTTCTCAAGATGTTTGATGAGAATCCAGAGATGGTATAGATATAGAGAATAAATAAAATATAACCACTATATGTTGTGTTACTAATAGTATATATAGTATACTGGAGCATACATATATACAATATATAGTGATAAAATCATGACGAAATTCTTGGTAATGTGTACATAGATATGGAACAGGATGGTGAATAATAATGAAGTTAAAACAGGTAAATAAATGTAGAGAATGTTTATATTATCATGATAAAAACAATACTTGTCAGTCTAAAAAATGTTCAACTTACGGACATGGATATGTTAACTGGTGGGATCAATTGTTTTGCAAACCGTATAAAGGAGAAAATAAATAATGAAAATATTAGCGGTACATAATTACCATATCAAGAAAATAAAAACAGAAAGAGAATATTGTTGTTCATGCAGTAAATGTGGCACAGTCTTTGTTTTTGAAAGGTCTGAAGTAACTATCCCAAGATGTATTAATCCGAAGCCTGAATATTGTACTATTATGTGTCCTAATTGTAAAAACATCATGTCATTAGATGTATGCAATGAATTCATTACAACTGAAGACAAAGAGAATTTCTACAAACAATATATGGATAATATATAAAATTTTGGTTTCATTTAAACTGGCTCTCGTAATGGGAGTCAGTTAATTAAAAGGAGAGAATTATGTACGAAATGAAAACAGGAACGTTATTCTTTCAAGATAAAAATGGCAACAATGTTCTTGCATTAAATAATGTAAATGAACTTGAACTAACTTCGAATGTAACTGAAGAAGTGGATGCAATTGGCAATGTAGGGAATATTAAAAGAGGCGAAACAACATTGTCGTTCACTAATATTACTAATAAAGAAGATCTGTTCAAAGCGTTAGTGGTTGATACATCTAATGTTCCAGACGCATACAGTATTCTACTTACAAAACCGATCCAGAGACGAACACATAAGAAGAAAAGAATAAATAAAAAGTGGTTAAAGAAATATGGATATAAATTGTTAGTAGATTATAAAGACGATTGGAGAATAAAGTCATATAAAGATGGAGTTTATGAATTCGTAAAAGGAGAATAATTATGGTAGAACTTAATGTAAATTTTGAAGAATTGGAACACATGGATTTAGACGAGGCTAAGAAAATTATAAGCCATTTTGATAACGAAGATTGGTATGAAGAACTTGGAGCGACGATTGATGGTGTTGAGTATAGATTAGAGATTGTAGATGATGGTGATTGGGATGACCAAGGAAAATATCAGTACAAAGATGTAACAGGTGTTTTGTGTAAAACCTCAGAAGATGGTTCAGTTACAAAATATGATATTGCAGTCACACAATATATCACAAGATGTGGTTCTTACTTCTCTGAATATAACTATGAGTACGTACCATTACAAGTAGATCAGTTAGTTCAGAAAGTAATTCCACAGCAGATTATTCCAGAGAGAACGGTGGTTACTTTTGCAGATAAGGAGAATAATTAATATGAGAATTATTAGCCAGGATAAAACAATTGACGTTCCTTATGACAATGTTGTGCTTACAATTGAGCCAACAAGTTTTAAAGGAAGTGACGATGTAGATAT